TGATCATCTGGATGTTCCTTGTGATATCTTTCCAGATGCTCAAGTTCATCAGCAGTGTGCCGACGCATCTGTGGTGAGATAGTAGGATCTTCTAAGATCTTTTTATCTTTTTCAATATGAGTTTCGATGTCTTTTTCCATTTAGATTAACCGCGTGTTTTAGGTTTCCTACCGAAGGTATCTCTAACCAAATTTATTTTAGTTAAAGTATCTTGTGGAGAAATATAATGACAAAGGTCTGATATAATATATAGTCCCCCTTGTTGAGTATCAACTTTGTCATTTTTATTATCTTTGATCTCAGGGGTGTCAACAAAGATAGCATCACCAGCGTGCAGGGAGAAGTCACCAGGAATTGTGATGGTGATCTGTGCAGAGAATAACTGGTTGTATCTCATCATAGACTGATTATGGATTTTGGCAACCTCAAAGTTTTCCTCTCCTGACTTTTTAATTTGCTCATTAGAGTCTCCTGTTGGGAGAGTGCCTGTGTCTAAAATGTAATAAGTTGTTCTAGAAAATTCTTCATTTACATCTGGATTCTTAAACTCATCATTCATCTTTGGTAATTTCTTACCTGCTTTTTTTATTGCAGATTCATTATCCACTGCCTTAATTCTATTCACCTCGTAATAGGTGGTGAATGGATCAAAAGTCACGATTCTATTACTAAAGGTTCCCATTTTATTTTTTTCAATAGCATCAATTCTATTGTCAGATTCCATCGACAAAGCTTTGACATCATATCCCTCGGGAATATCTTGACCTCTTCGATCAGTGCTTTCATTATAAATTATTGTTTTCTTTGCTTTTTGATCAAGCAAAGTATCAATTGACTTAAAGAAATATCCCTCTGATGTTTCAAAGAAAAAGTAACCAGCACTCTTTCCTTCAGTTTGATTCGTTTCTGAGACTGCCTGAACGGAAAACTTATCCAACCAATAGAAAGGGTGCTTGTTATTAGGAATTTTGTTACAAGTGTTTTTTGTGGTTTCGATATCTAATTTTTTCTTTGATCCAAGACCCTTAAAATTTCCCTCTGTAACAATCTTTCTAACTGTGTCAGATATTTTTCCATCAAATCTAGAACGCAAAACAACTCTTGAGTTTTTAATTGCTTCTCCAGACACACAGTATAAATTAAGAACTTCTTTTCTAGTGTCCTCAGATAATGGTGTGCAGTTCTTGATGAACAATGGATTATTTTTCTTATCACTAAACTCTAATATATTTTTGTTATTATCCTCAATCTTAATGGTTACTTTTTCTTCAGTAACAATTGGTAGTCCAGATCTTGCAGTCTTTCCATTAATTGAATCACCACTATCATTAAAGACAGCACTTACTTTTACAGTGTTATCCATTATACTTTCAAAGTATTGAAAATTTACAAGACCACCCACCATGCTTATATTACCTTTGTTGTCATTAGACATCACAGTAAATTCTTTTATGTAACCTGCCTCTGCTGCCTTTGATGCTGTCATTGTTTATTACCTCTTACTTCTATTTAACCTTGGAAGTCAAGGAATTCAAATGGATTACTTCTCTCGCCACCTGATATAACTGTTGTCATTTGTTGATTGTTTTCATACATTTGTGATGATTGAGACTGTTGTGGAAGTGGTAATGGAATGACAATTGGATCACTGTTACCTGCTTCATACGATGCATATGATTTAATCCTATTCATATCATACTTTCCGCCAACATATCCACCACCTTCAAATTCAACGTGGAAGTGATCATGGTGACTTTTATCAGGTCCCATGACATCTGATTTTCTGGGAGAGAAACTTTCTCCTGGACCATGGATAACTTGAGGAACAAATGGTTCCTTATTAAGTCCATACTTCTTGAGATAATTGTTGATGAAGGGCCAAAGGTTTCTTTGATCATCGGTGTAGGATCCAGACGTAGCACTATTTGCACCTAAGTCAAGCGCAAGACCTTTATAGTGACCTTGACCTCTGTGACTAGCAACAACACCACCATGATCTGGGTGCTCCATGTCACCACCTGGTGGATCACCATAATCACCTCTTCCTGGTCTTCCTGCACCAACTTTTTTCAAATAAAATCCAAGACCTGATGCGTATATCTGTCGATCTTGTGTAACTCCAATTTGAGGAAAATCTTTTTTAAGTTTTTGTGCTGCCTCAGATCCTTTACCCTGCTTCTCTGTAGAAACTGTTGGTGTGGTTTTTGTGACTGTCGGTGTGCTTACTGCAGGTGCCATAGCAGGTTGATCATCACCAGTCGCCTCACCCTGTGCCTCGACCACCTGCTTAGCAGAGTCCTCTGATTGTCCACCAAAAATCATATCATAGATGGCACCACCCAATATGTCACCACCGGCAGCACCTAAGAATGAACCAATTGCAGTTCCTACAAATGGAATTGGAATAGCAGTTCCAAGTAGTCCACCAATCCAGGTGCCTAAACCAGCACCAATTGCCATGAATGCTGCTCTTCCAAGCGGTTCTTTGAATACAAAATAGTTAAGTGCAAAATCAATTAATGCGCCAACCAACGGAATTCTTTTAACAACAGGACTAACATAATTCTTCATGCTCCTAAGAAATTGTCTCGTTACCCCCTTTCCTAATACGCCAACTGCAGTTCTTCTAACCAGATTAGTAGCAGCAGATCTTGCAAACCTGCCACCTAGTTGTTGAACTGCTGCCTTTCCAAATTTTCTTTCAGCTGCTCTCCTACCATATCTACTAGCAAATCTTCTTATAAGTTTCTTTTTTTGTTTTAATGTTTTACCAGGTACATTTTTTAATTGTTTGATTGCTTGTTTCTCAACAGGTATTTTACCCATGCCACCACTAAGTTTAGCAGCAACTAATGCCACAGCAATCGTGGCATTCAATACTTTGTTTAACCCAGATGAGAAATCATCAAATGCTTTCTTACCGTCCTCACCAAAAACCTCAGCAACTTTATCACCAAGACCATCATACAATTGATATGCCTTGTCTATGAACGACATCAAACCATCAAGTAACTTACCACCAAACTTCAATACAAAGTCTGCTGCTTTGCCTATGAATTGAAGAACACCACTTTTTTCGATTGCCTCACCAAACTCCATCAACTTGAGGACTAACATACCCATCAGTACATTAGCGATAAAATTAAATATACCATCAAGAATACCAGTCTTTGGCATCTTCATGCCCTTCATATTAAACTTTTGATTCTTCTTAGGTTTTTCTAATTTTTGTTCC